TGTACCATCAGTAAATGTAGGCTGTATAGAGTTAACGGACTTCGTTGGTAAAGTAATAGTACCTCTTTGAATATCAAGAGTAATGTCAAAATCCTCATGGTGTAAGTCACACTTATTCAAGTTATAGAAGCCATCCGATAGGATACCTTTTAACTCCGTAGGGTTTTCCCCAGCCATTGCTTCATCATCTAAAGCATTTACCGCTTGGTTGTACTCAATGTCGTGTACACGTTTCACAACACCCTGTAACTCTTCCATGCTCAATCTTGTTACTGCATATGTGTTATCAATAGTTTGAACTGAGTCTGGTAGTAACGTTACTGTACCTAAGTGTAGTATATTAGGGTCATTGTTAGTTGGAGCTACTACATTACGCTGAACGTCTGGTTGACCTTTAGTTATAATAATCTGACCGTCTCTATCCATACTTACTAAGTCTTTTCTTGCTAAGAAGAAGTTATAGTCAACATAGAAAGCTGTATCAGCTACAGGCTTAGTGCCAGATGTTAGGAACTCTATATAAAACTTATCGTTAAGAGGAGTTAACTTAAAGTCTATATCAGGCTCCATTGTTTTGTTGTATCGGTAAGTAACATAGTAAGTACCGCCTAGTGGTGGCTCCACTCCATCAGGTGACCAACTGATACCTTGGGCATTGACTAGTTGGAAGTCTGTATTGGGTGTGAACTCATGAGCTACTGTACCATTAGGATTTTCTTGCCATACTCTCTCAATACGAGAAACAGAGTTTTTAGTAAAGAAGTCCGTACCACCTTGTTGAGTACCACGAATCATACGTTCCCTAGTTACTAACACCTCTGCTTGCACCCTTGTAATTTCTTTTACAGGGATATTATTAAGAGCATAACGATTAGTTCCTGCATAGTAGAAGAATGATTCGTTTTGTATCATTCTAGTGTCTCTAGCTTTCTCTACTTTAATCCTAGTAGATGAGGGTCTGTTGAACTCATATCCAAGGATATAGGCTTTACCAGCATCAACTACTATAAATAGGTGTTCATCATCAAACTCTTCTGTACTAAGAGTAAGACCGCTTACCTTGTAGTTACCTGACTCATCATAAGTACGTCTAGCTAGCAAGTTCAGAAACATATCTGAAGTAGATGCTTGTTGCTCTACTTGGATTTCTCCATCAATTAAGTTATAAATAGTAACAGCCTCTGAGTCATTTAGAGTTAACTCAATTGTAGACTTGATGCGGTCTGCACCAGCTTGTAGGTAGTTCTTGTGACCTACCGCTGGGTCTTTTAAACTTGGGTCTGTTACATGGTCTACTAGTTCTTCTTTAAGCTTAATGCCGATTCTTTCTTCCCCGACACCTAGTATATTTACCCTTTGTGACTCAAAGATATGAACAATACCATCTAAGTATACTAATCCTGGCTCTACTGTTAATACTTTTTCACTAATAGTGAACCCCATACCAGAGACGATACCACCGTCAGTAAGGATGGTATCGGATAATCTTTTTAAGATGTCTCTGAATATGCTTTGCATCTCAGTAAGCTCTCTAGCCTGTAATGCTTTACCTGGCTTAGCCATAACAGAAGTGTATCTCTTAGAAGGGTCATATTTATTATAATATGGTGCTGAACCTTGATTAAACTTCATAAGATACCACCTCCTTAGAATTCTAAAATTAAGCTAAGTGTTTCACGTTGGTCTAACTGGCGATTAGATGGTTGACGGTTATCTAAGACCTCTAAGATACCTGCATCTTGTACCTCATCTGGTAATAAGTTGTCTTGACCCGCAGGTATAGTACCTTTCTTAGTAACTCCAGAGTAAACACCTACTTGTCGATAATAACCCAATGGTAACTCATTGTACAATAGGTTAGTTTTGATATATATCCAGCGTGCGCCTTCTATTAATGCTTGGTCATAAGGTACAATAACCCATCCTTCTTCCCTGTAAGCAATATCAATTTCTTCGCCTTCTTTTGCTGGCCGTACTAGGTACGTAGTTTCAACTTTCTTGTATCCAATGATTTCTTGTAGGGCGATTGCTTGAAAATCCTCATCTGGTGGTAGGTTATCATCTGTCCATGGACTTGACTTACCAATAGCAAAGTAAACATCATTTCTAAGTGAAAATTCTTTAGCTCGGTTAACGTGAGCATGTATAGTAGTAACTGCCATTGCATTCACTCTCCTGTACGTTGTATTCTTTATAAAATAATTCATGTGCTCAGAATTTACTTAAATGCAAAGATAAGTTGCTAGTGTATACTACATAATAGTACACTAGCAACTCAATGTTTTATACTGCTTGCACTTCCACTAGAACACTTGATAATTCAGGGGTAAGGTCATCTATAGTAGTATCTATCAAATCCTCTATTTTCAATACACTTCCTACTTTGAAATAAGGTGCCATGGATAGAGGTTTCATTTCCCTAGCTAATTCTATGGAAGAAACTACCTTACCTATTTGGATATCTTTAATGAGTAATTCAGTATCTTTATCGCCCAACTCCACTATTACTGGATACTCAGGCTTATCAGTTGTCTTTAGTTCTAAAGACCTATGGGTATCAGATACAATTGGGTATGTTTGTTGGTTCTCTATAGACAAGTCAAAGGACTTTTCCGTAGCAGAGATTATAGGATAATCAGTTTTATTGTTCTCGATAAGGAACTCAAACACCTTATCTGTCCGAGTAGAGTTGAAATAGAACTCTGTATCATCCGGTACATCATATTCTGGAGAATATGAAATTGTTGGTGTATTCGGGTGTCTGAGCCATTCAGCCATAACCAAGTCATAGAACAGTTCATGCATTGTTCTGATAGTACCACCACCAGATAACATCCTTGTATCACCTAGCATGCTTTCATCCAATATAAAACCATCTGCATGAGAACGTCTACATATCAACTCTATGAAGTGGTGATAGTCTGGTCTGTTCTTAGCATCAGGGTAATACATTTTTAGTGGACCCTCATGTAACTCACCAGTAGAGGAAATATAGACTATAACCCCACCAGCCCTTAAATCATCTATTATATCTAGTAAACCATCTGGTATAGGTCCACTGATTACAATATCTATGACCCCGTGTGAGTAGTAGATACCATCTTGTATCATGTGGTCTTCACTTAGCTGAGATATATTGTATTTGAAGATGTATTTATAAGGCTCTCTGATGTAAGCAGAGCCTCCTTGTCCTAGTATTTTTCCTACCGTTTCTAGGATGGCTGGTATAGTCAATCTGCCTTTAGTTATTTCCCTCCATATTCTATCCCTATAAGCATTATCTAGCTCATTAGGAAGTCGTGGAACCCCATACCAACTACCATGCTCATCTAGCCATATGCTAGTGGCAGTTCTTAGGTCGAACTCATCACGTAGGGCTTTGATGTCCTCATAGGTTAATTTTAACTCTCTGTCAATGGCTATTAGGGATGCCCCTAGTTCCTTCTCAGATTGTTTATTGAACCAGAAGGGCAGTTTATCTATAAAAGACATCTTATTTCACCTCTGTTTCAAACAGGGTTACAGTTACCTCACCTGCTCTAATAAGATTGTATGTGTCAGTGATTTCAATATCTTCCTCTAAGTCATCCTCCATATTAATTACCACACCGCTCCCTACTGACATTACAAAACGTACTAAGTCTGCACGTACTAGTGATTTTGATACTGGGAATGAATTTAGATAGGCGATAACTGCATTCTGTATGTGGTCCTTATAAAGAAGAGTGTTCTTTATGGTAGGTGATAATAGAATCTTGATATTGAGGTCAACTGTTATCTTGGTTACAGGTTCGACTATAACCTCTATCCCAGCAGCATGGTAGTTAATTAGGTTATCCTCTATTCTCTTTTTAAGGGAATCTGATAAATTACCATCACTGTCATGAGCATACACAAATACTAATCCCACTGTATCTGTTGCATATACTCCAGCCACACCTTCTAGGTCAGTGGAAGTAGGCTGTACTTCCATAACCCCATATTTTATTGCCTCTAGCGTGCCTTTGGATAAAGACTTAATAAATTTATTAAATCGTAACTTCCTATCCTTAGAGGTTTCTTCCTCTTGCCCACCTGTGATACCTGTAGTATTAGATATAGTTCTGTAGGCTGAGATAGGATTTAGTGCTATGCGTATAGTCTTTGCAGGCACATTACCCACCACACCAGGAGTGGTACACTTTATAGGGACTATTATAGAATCTGCAAATGGTGGCACAACCACATCTTCCATAGTCTCAAACCTAACAAATTTCTTGGAATCAATAGGTACAGTTGTATATATTGTTCCCTTAGGTATGGCTAAAGGTTCTGTTACATTAGCTACCTCTATTAATAATTCCCCCGTAGCATAGGTTGCAGGTAGCTTCACAAAGCCAAAACTATGGAAGATGGAGTTTTCTAAAGCCCATCTAAATCCTTTATGCATTTGGAAATACATGGATTCTATTTCCATGGCTATTGTTTCTAATAGGGTCCTAATGACAGACCCAGGAGTAAAGTTTGTTAGGTTAGGGCTACTGATACGTATCCAGTTAACCATGTTATTCAATATACCCCTTAACGACTTCATCTTCATTGGGTAACACCTCCGATGTATTCAGAGAAATCCATTAAGCCAAGTGGGGTAACTAAAAAACACTTAACATGTACGCCTGTTTCAAATGTATCGAAAGTTACATTTTCTACATTCTCTACTCTAGGGTCGGATAACATAGTCTTCACTATTTCAACTACAACCTTTTGCTCCCACCCTATGTAGGTTTTCTCACCTATCATTTTTAGTAGGTCTGAGCCATAGTCTGGATGTAGTAGTAGTGTACCCCTTTCTGTCATAAGCCTGTGAGTAAGGTCTTGTGTTAAAGTGTCTCTACCCTGTGTGACTTTTAAATCTCCTTGACTTTCTTGAAACTCTCCTATGTGAACCATGGATAATTCCACTTTATTAGTTGTCAATAATAAATCTATCCCATAAGAGTCATTTTCTGTAATATCGTCTATAACATCAGAGCCAGTTATCTCAAGAGGTATCAGTATAGTATCTCCTAGCCTAGCTATCTTGTGGTCTGGTGGGTACTCCGTGTCCATATCCGTGTCAATGAAAGGGTAGTCTAGGTCATTGACTATGGCTATGGTGTTTGTTAACTCCACCGTACCAACGAAGCTAGACGAGATAGAGTGAAGGGTGTCTCCCTGACATATCATATATTCTACTAGCTTCATGCGTCAATACCTCCTGTGTATATGCCATGGTATCTTACTGCATAAGTCTCTTTAAACAGGTCAGTACTTAGAGCTATTGTTCTAACAGACCTGTAAGCATCCCTAAGGATTTCAACCAGTTCTAAAGTAATCCAGGAAACATCTAATTCTGATAGATAGTCTGCTATGCTGGTGATGTTGTTGGATATTAGCTTTAAATCATCTAGAGTTACCGTGTTGATACCATAATCCTTATTGGTCTTGGATAGGGTTACAAAGAGTGCCAATAATTCTAAGTATACTATTTTAACAGCTAGCAAGCTGTTGCTATTTTCTTCCAAACATTCTATAGCTCTGACTAGCAATGGACTATTTATCCCTTCTAGATTATAGGAGTCCACTAGTATGTCCATTTTGTCAATAGTGGCTATCAAGGCGTTAAACCCTTGGTTAGTCATAGTACCAGAGAATAGCGTAACATCGGAACTATACTCACCCTTGGATTCCTCTAGGGTAAATCGTAGAGGAGCCATAGCATCTTCTACAGTTAACTCGGGGTTAAGGTCATACACCTGAACCTTAGAGTCTACGTAGATGTCCACGGTCATAGGTACTACACCTTTAGTGCGGTGAGGTAGATACTTAGTACCCCTTGGTTTCCCCTTATCCTTATTAGGTTTCACATATTGGCTTAGTATGTTTAGAAATACCGCCCCCTCCTCGGAGTAGTTAACATCCTTAGTAAGGAAAGCGGCTGTGTTAATTCCTATAAGCCCATTAAGGTCACCTAGAATGGCACTGATGTTATAGAGTGAAGGATAAAGAACATCATAAAGCCTAGTGTCTAGATATTTCTCTATAAATTCAGTGGACGCCCTATCATAAAATGTCATTTACCCTTCACCTCCACTAATCCTAGGGACCCTAGTGTGGAACCCTTATCACTCACTTTTGATGGTATATATGCTGGTCTCAATAGAACTAAGTCTATGTCATAAGCATATAGTAGTGGTCTAGATACTGACCTTAAAAGTTTGAATGTTCTAGGCACCACTACCCAGTGCTCACCATCCGTATAGTTATGGAATATCATTTCTTTATTGTCAGTAATGATACTACCAGGGGCTACGTCAAAATAGTATTTTCTAATCATATCCCTCAATGCTTTGAATCGTACAAAGCCAGCACCGCCTGTATTGTATCCACCACTTTGCTTGAAACCTGTAGTACCCTTCATCTGTAAAGTTGGTACACCCCCACCAAAGTCATCTACATGGGCACCACCCTTAGTTTGTAGTACGCTGATACGGTTAGGTTCTTCTTGGTGGTATTCCTCTGGGTTAAGTGCGAATTTATAGGACTTACCATTGAATATAAATTCTACTCTCTTTAGCCTTTTCCCTGTACCATCTGATTGAAAGTTAGTCCCTGTGAATATGGGGGCTACAGGCTTAGTAGGCTTTACTGAGTCAATGGTACCAGATACAGGTGGGGCTACCGTATCCACCACATCAGTTTTAGTAGCCGATTTAGTCTTTTCCTCAGACTTAGTGAACTGATGATAAGCAGGTACCTCTGTTTTTTTATTACCATGAATATCCAAATTGTATTTATCCATAAAGGACTGAAATGGGTCAAACTTCGGTATACTGAGAACCATGTGATTCCCTCCTTTCTAGCATCCCTCTGTGAATATTAGTTTACATCCTGCATGTAGGCGTACCATACCGTCACTAGTGACATTTAAAAAGCTACCTGAAGGGTGGGAGAACGATATATCGCCAGACTCGCTGATAGAAAAAGTTGTGGTCTTGCCATTGATTACTCTAGTTAGAATTACTCCGTCTTCACCTGTCACTATTTCTGATACAGCGTCCCCTTTGGCATGTCTGACTGCAATTTTGGATTCATCCATTATACTTGAAATTTTGAGATTCTTATTAGCATCTTCATAGGATGATTCTACCGAGTCAAGCGTTAGTGATGTTTTGGTTTGTCGCTTACTTTCCTCGTCAATTCGCTCTAGATGATAGTTAGCATCTTTGTCAATCCTTAGTTCCCCATAGTTCTTACTGTCATCTATATTACTACCGGGTAAGTAACTGCTATCAAGTTGTCGCCTATGAGTAAATCCACCTTCTTCCCCTAGTTCCCAAAATGTCAGTGTATCATCATTATTATCTCGAGATAGCCTTAAAGTCCCTTCTCTATTAAGGAACATCTTTGTCCATGTAGTAAATTCCTTATAGAAACTACTTCTATGAACAAATAGCATAGATACTGGTAATTGGGCTTCCTCGGTTACCCCTTTACGTGTAGTGTATTGTCTATAAGGGTCTTTTTCCTTTAAGTCCTCATGGTCAAAGCCTGAATGCTCATCAGTTATAACATCCTCAGTATCTATATCAATCTTTAGGAAAGTGGTAGAGGGTAAAGACACCTCTATACCACCTATACCATCTATTCTATGATACATTTGGGAAGGGGTAACCCTAAGGTACTTTAACCCCTCTCTCAAATCCTCAAAGTTATTATCAATATCCAATGGATATTTTTCCGTTAGTATGTTGTTCTTGTAGTAAGTAGTATCATGGAAGCAACCTAACATTACTGGACTAGTACCAGTATTATCTAAGAAGCCAATTACTACTAATTGGTCTACCTGCATAGGCTCTACTACGCCTGAAGATGTCTGTTTAATAGCGTCAAAGTGACCTGAAGGTACCATCATACGAACCCCTAGGTTACCTTCATTCTCAATAGCAGACGTTAGCTTTGACATACTTTTAATGAGAACAACTTCTATAGTATTAGACTTGTGGTGAACCTTAGTTACTTTAGCTAAATAATTCTTACCCTTCATGTCCTTAGTGTTTTTATAGTTCTGTCCCACTCGACCTAAACTAGATTGAACAACTATATCTTCACCAGCCATATTGACACCTCCTATAGTACCCACACGTTGATTTTTCGTTTACCAAACTCTAACATACGCTTCCTAGCAGCCATAGTATCATATCCTAGATGAGCTATGTCATCAAAGTAGATGTCTATTCGTTTACCTTTAATAGCTCCACCTACGTCCTCTACAATATACTCACCGTTTACACTAGGATAACTTGGACATTCTATATAAAGCTTAGTTCCAAGAGGATGTATTTTTCTATCAGCCGCAACTGTTACACCCTCTTTAGGTGTTGTGCCTGATGCTGTTTTGTAACTAGGCTTCCAAGTAGGAGGGGCACCTAGGTTAATCCACTCAGCACCATAACCTGTAGCTACATACTCTACACCTTTTCCAGATGGTTTTTGACCATCATTACCACCACTACCACTTCCACTAGAAGTTTCAGCAAATACCCTACGTCCTTTTAACCAGTGCTTAACCCAATAATCCTCGGATAGGTTATTTACGGTTACTCCACCTTTACCACTAGAATTGTGGATAAAGTCGCCACCACCAATGTATATACCAACGTGGGACACACCTTCAGGATAGCCTGATGCATAGGTATTTTTGAATAGTACTAGGTCACCTGGTAGTAAATCACCTTTGGCTACATTTCCTGAACCTGCTAGCCTCTGTTGTGATGTAGTCCTGCCTATACCAGTTCCACCGTAAGTCTTATACACATACTGAGTGAATGATGAACAGTCTAATGAACCTGATTTAGGACTATTGCCACCAAATACGTATCTAACTTTAACTCCGCCAATACCATTATTTAGTATATCCTTGGCTCCAGCCACTACATCAAGTGCGGTTTTGTTACTAGTACCACCAGATGCTCCGCCTTCTAAGAAGTTTACATAGTCATCATTAAAGCCACCCTGAGCTATTAATTGCTGTGCCATTTCAGGATTAAACTCAACGATACCCATACCAGAGTATTCAGTAGCCTTACCTACTGGAGAAGTGAACCTATCCGTAGGATAGCATCCTCTCACTACCTCTAAAGAAGTTGTCCACCGTTCAAAAGGTCTAAATTCTTGCACAACCCCTTGTATGTAAAACTCCCTTAGACTTCCGTCCTCTTCAGATAGGTATCTCAGCTTTTCGCCTATCTTATATTTAGGATTTCCTCTTACCACTATTCTACCATTATAGAAGCTAGCATTCTTTATGTTCCAGTTATACAAATCCTCCATTAAGGAGGACATAATCTCTGTTACTGTTTCATTTGGGCTTTCTGCTGTAGACATGTACTTAGTCTCCACATGCAACCTTCTGATACCATATTTATCCTTAAATGGCTCATACCATAAAGGTCTTTGACCAAAGGTTTTATATGGGTCATTAGTGCTGAATAAGGTTTGAGCACCTACTGAGTAGATGGTGTAAGTTTCGACATCACTTCTACCAGTCTCATCCAGTATTACCTCCATGTCCATGAGGTCATGGGACTTTAGCTTACTCCATTCTGAGGAGTTAAATGGGGTAGGTCTCATGAATAGCTCGGGTAGATTGGATTTATCTGATATTTCCCAGAATAGTTCATAGAAAGGTTCCTCTGCTATATCTTTCATTAGTCCCCATAAACTACCTTGCCACTCGGCTACGTTAGAGTCATCCAGTAGTCTCATGTTTGGTCTATCCTGTAGGTTATATCTTATCAAGTCAAATAACTTATGACCGTTAGAGAAACTGTAGTTTATAAACTTAGATGCAATCTTCTCCCATATAGCGGAGATAACTGTTGATGCCTCAGCTTGCGATACTGTTACACCTGCTGCTAGT